ACTGCTGAAACACTACATGCCAGCGGCGTCGATTTAGGAAAAACTTACGTTAGAGATTCCAATGTGGTTTTCCTCAGCAATCCCTCCTTATACGATTTGGTACGGCCATTTATCCACGAAGCCAATACAAAAGCTGGTTGGAATTTTGAATGGGATTACACCGAAGATTTACAATTTACCAAGTATGGTGTTGGTCAGTTTTATGGATGGCACACTGATAGTAATGCGGATCTTTATGAAAAATTTGATCCGGCTGTTGACGACATTCATATGAATACAGACGGCACACCTTTTCTAGATCAGCATGGCGAACCCATGGCGGAGTCTCACAACAAAACTCCTAACAACAACATGTGGGGAAAAACAAGAAAACTCAGCGTTACTATCAGTTTGAATGATCCTTCGGAATACGAAGGTGGTAATTTACAATTTGATTTAGGGCCGCATAGACCTGACAGATTTCATACAGCTACGGAGATAAGGCCAAAGGGATCGGTTGTGGTATTTCCATCACATGTACATCATCAAGTGACACCGATTACTACAGGTACTCGATACAGTTTAGTTTGCTGGAATTTAGGAGCACCATTCAAATGACATTTGATCAACAAAAGTACACTGTGGTTGACAAAATAGTTCCAGTTGATCTTTGCAGAATTGTTACAAAATATGCATTAATGAAAGAAGAAATGGAGTTTACACCGGAAGGCCCTGGCACACAAGTGGCCAATGCACACTCTGTATACGGTGATACATTAATGGAAACTTTGCTGTATTTTCTACGACCACATGTGGAACAAGCCAGTGGCAAACAATTATGCCCCACATACAGTTATTATAGGGTATATCGTCCAGGAGATACGTTGAAAAAACATATTGATCGACCAGCTTGCGAAATAAGCACCACAGTTTGTTTTGGTCAGTATTATACACTAATGGATGAAAACTATCGGTGGGGCATGTATGTGGGAGAAGATACACTGATTAAACAAAATGTAGGCGACGGCATAATTTATCGAGGATGCGAAATACCACACTGGAGAGATGAGTTTAGTGCCGGGCCTACCAGCTATCAAGTACAAGCATTTTTTCACTATATTGATAAAAATGGTCCTTTTTACCCAGATTGGGCATACGATACTCGCCCAAATTTAGGATTTCGAACAGATCAGAAAAAAGTAAATCAACTGATAGATAAATAACTGATAAGATAATAGTTAGGAGATATTCATGGCAAAACAATTTACAGTTGACGACATACAAGAAGTTACACTGCCTAGAAAAATGCAGGCAGTTGAAGCTGTTTGGTGCAGTATTCTTTTCAAAGGATGTACTACTCCGGTGAAATTTTATGCTTCCGAAAGATACACAGAAGGCGGTGAATTTTCAGCCGACATGTATCGTCGTTTACATGCAGGTGAATTTGGAGAATTGGTCGAGGGTGTTGCACCTCATTATAACGGGATTCCTCTGTATCCAAATGAAATAGAAGCAGAGAATGTTGCTAAACGTGCTCAGTTGTTGTTAGAAACAGACTGGACTGATACCCCAGCGGCACAGGCTAGATTGAGCGATCAGCAAAAAACCGTTTTTGCAACATACAGACAAGCATTGCGTGATGTTACATCAGTTCCCGGATGGCCTATAGAACCACAGTGGCCAACTAAACCTTAATAATATTACAAAACAAAAAAGGCGCATAAAGCGCCTTTTTGTTTGAGTTGCTAATTAGTAGGTTGATTTATAGTGCTCGCCCAAGTCCTGACCAGCGCTGGGTGACGGTCCTTTGATACCCAAATCGACTTCTTCTTCGTCTTCGTAGATTGCGGCATCGGTTGTGATCAACATACCGGCTACACTGGCGGCATTAATCAATGCTAACTTTGTTACTTCAGTAGGATCAATAATGCCGATATCAAACATGTTGCCAAATACACTATTTGCGGCATCATACCCGAACTCGTCATCACCTTCAGTTACTTTGTTAACGATAACGTCTGGACTATCGCCGGCATTAAATGCAATTTGGCGCAAGGGTTCTTCCATAGCACGTAGAACAATTTGAATACCTGCGGTCTGTTCATCGTTAGATCCTTTAAGATTTTTGAGTTTTTCCTTGATTCTAATGTAAGCAACACCACCGCCGGGAACAACGCCGTCTTGAATTGCGGCCTTAGTGGCATGAAGTGAGTCATCTATGCGATCTTTCTTTTCACCTAATTCCACTTTGGTAGCATATCCTACACGTATGACCCCAACACCGCCTGACAGATTAGCAATACGGTCTAGCAAATCCAACTGACCAAAGAACGCATCAGTTTCACCGGCATCGTATTGTTGTTGTATCGTGTCTATTCGTGCTTGGATTTTTTCTTTATCTCCGTGACCACCGATAATTGTAGTACTGTCTCTGGTTATTTCGATCCGGTTGGCCTGGCCGCAATCTTCTACTTCAGCAGTGTCTACACGTTTGCCAGTGGCATCGGAAATTACAGTACCGCCGGTTAGAATAGCTAGATCTTCCATCAAGTGACTACGTTTAGGACCTTTCCAGTCTGGACCTCGTACAGCACAAGTAACTATGGCACCGTTGAGATGATTAATAACTAAGGTAGCTAAGATATCAGTTTCGATACTTTCTGCAATAATTAAAAATGGACGTTTAGTGTGTACTAATTTTTCTAAAATATCCATGCAGTCTTGCATATTCAAAATAGGACGATCACACAATAAAATGTATGGGTTTTCTAACACACACTTTTGTTTATCAGCATTAACAAACTGCGGACTAAGATATCCTTGAGTCCATGTCATACCGTTAATTTGACTAAATTCGTCTGTTAACCCAGTACCATTCTCTACAGTAACAACGCCGCGTTTCCCCACAGCTATGAGAGCATCGGCAATTAACTGACCCATTTCTTCGTCGTTGTTAGCACTAATGGTAGCCACTTGCTTGATAGTTTTAGCATCATCGCATTGCTTACTCATCTTGACTAGTTCTTCTACTGCGGCAATAACGGCTTTGTCTATGCCTCTTTTGAGATTGATAGGACTAAGACCAGCCGTGACAAATTTCATACCTTCACGAATCATCGCTTGCGCCAGTATAGTGGCAGTTGTTGTGCCGTCACCGATGTCATCGCTGGTAGTTGCGGCGGCCTGTTTGATCATGCGTACCCCAGTGTCTGCAAGTTTATCAGCTAGGTAAATTTCTTTTGCCACGGTTACGCCGTCCTTGGTCACATGGGGCGGCCCAAAAGCACGTTGAATAACCACATTACGACCTTTAGGTCCTAACGTAACCTTGACGGCATCACCTAACACATTAACACCTCGGACTAATCGATCTCTGGCTTGTTCGCCAAACACTACTATTCTTGGACTGATTTTAGCCATTTGTCATTTCTCCTTCTTTTAAGATTGCAAGAATCTCTTTTTCTTCGATAATTAAATATTCTTCGTTGTCAACTTTGGAAGGATGTCCGGCATATTTTGGATACATTACCGTATCACCAACTTGAACTGTCATAGGCAATATTTTACCATCGTCATTCATGCGTCCTTCCCCGACTGCTAACACAGTTCCTTTAGTTGGCCTTTCTTTCGTATCATCAGAGAGTTTAAGGCCAGACTTGGTCCTGTTATCGTCTTCAATTTTTTTAACAACCAGACGATCACTCATAGGTACAATTTTAGTCATTTTTTCTCCTAACAAAACTAATTGTATTGTAATTTATCATAAACTCATGTGCAATACCAAGAATTTGGCATCAAATTAAATCTACTAAATCAAATATGGTTTGGAGTTTGGTGCGGATAGTTTTTGAGCTAAAGCTATTGCGCAAGCCTTGATGCAAGGGTTTTGGCGCACGATCCACAGTAGCCCAACACCATCCTTGATGCTCGTCACTGAGCTGGGGCACAAATTCCGTATCTATTACACACAAGTAGGTGTGGAAATTAAACACTTTATCATTGCTGACAAATGTTTCCAAAGGAATTGTTTTAATTATGGTAGGTATACTGCCAATTTCTTCGGCAATTTCTCGCTGTAGGCCCTGCCACGGTGTTTCGCCAACAACGTTTGTGCCGCCCACTAGCCCCCAGGTGCCTTCATGCTTGCCGATAGCTTTTTGCAATAGTAAGAAACGTCGTGTAGATTTAGCGTAGAACAATGCTCCGCTACAAACTATACGTTCTGTTACAAGACTATTCTCCATGATCCAGCGTTGTATGTACCTTCAAAGCTCTTGTTCCACGAGACACCATTCCACATGTACTGAGCACTAGTATATGTATTTGTTTGCCAGACCATGGTGTCGTGAAACTGATTGGAATTAAATATCACATTCCACTGAGATCCATTCCATTCTACAATATCGTTTGTTTTTGCTACCAATGTGCCCCATACCACACTGTAATTTGTGGCGGCACTGCCGGGTGTACCGGTCCATTGAGTGTTTTTAAGATTATCAACGGAGCCAATGTCTTCAATCAACAAGAGTCTTAATCCTAATTTGATAGTTTGATCTGTCTGTTCAGTGCCAGTAGGACGCAATGGATCGTAAGTTAATGGATTTACGATAGCATCAAACGTTCCAGGACTGTTGGGACGATTGCTACCAACCGCATTGTATCCCAACATGTTGTCTAACTTGCCCGAACTGTCAATTCCAGTATTGCTTACCAGTGTATCTGGGTTCCAGTTAACACGCAGTATACTGGTATCCATGGGATCAATGGCAACTGTTCCTATAACTTCTGTATTGTCAGATTGTGTCAAATAGATACTGCTGGATCCTGCAACATATTTTCCAGGATAACTGTTAAAAATTTCAGTCCAGTCAATCGGTGGAGTTAATCTAGTGGGATTGGGGTCTTTGGTTGGCTCGTTGGGACTCAAGGATCCAGCCGGGCCTAGTGCAAGCACAGTATTTGCATATACTTCTATTCGATAATCTGCTATGGTCACAACATGCACATCGATAAAATTACCAAAGCTAACAGTAGAACTTTCTGGATCTTGACCAAGGCCTTCGATGTATGTGCCGCTAGTGGTGCTTGATCCATATAAACTGGAAATAATTTTTGTAATGACACCAAGATGCTTGACTTTGACCGGAGGATTGATCCATATGGGGGTTGATACTTTTAACGTGGCAATATCGTTACCGCTATCATTGCCCACTGGCACTGTTCGACTGCTCCAATTTATATCTAATAAATTAAGTACAGTTATACTGGTCCAATCAATATAGTTGTCATTGGTCTGTAATTCTAAACTGGGGTTAAACAACACCAGCATCTGCTCAAGAATTTGTAATTTTTGTTCAGTACTTGAACTCCAGATATCCACTTTTAATTT